TAAACCCAGTGGTGGACTACGTTTTCGTCGGACTGTAGGTTGTCGTAGTTTGCGCCCAAAACAAGGCGATCTGTGGCCTGTTGAGGGTGGTCTATAAAGGCTGTTAGCATCTTGTTCCAGTCAGCCCGTTTTGCCTGGATCAGGGCCTCCTTAGCGGAGATAGCCAGAATATCCTGAAAGTATTTGACCCCCAAAGCCAGAGCATCGACCCGGTCATCATGTTTGACTGCCCCTTTTTCACGACACATTCTGGTAAGCTGGTACATGAGCATCCTTGGCAGTCGTTCTTCGGGGCTAAGGTCGGGGTTACTGGTATAGTCCCACTCAATCAGACGTTGATCAATCACCAACCTATGCTGGTTAAGCACCGGTTCCAGTGTGTCGATGATGCGGTCTTCCTTCCGTGTGGTAGCACGCATCTCTTCAAAGTCGATCGGTGTCTTCATTTCGGCTGCGTGTCGCTTCATCAGCTCCATGACAGCACCATCACCGAAGTTAGATTCGATCAAGCAAAGGGTAGCTTTGTATTTCTTTGCTCGTCTAAGAATCTCACAGAGGGTCTTGTCCGAGTAACCGTCCTGGTTGGCGAAAATATCGCGTACAAATATGAACCCGTTAAGTTGACTCATAATCACGGCAACGGTTTCGTCTTTTCCGCGTCCCGAGGGGTCCACCGCAACAATAGTTTGCCCGTAGGGGACAAAGTCCGATGTAGTCTTAGGCCGGTGCCATCGATCGCCAGGGAGAGCAACAGCAGGCAGGTTAAGCTGAGTGTCCTGATCGGAGCCCCAGACCAAGTCTGACGGACCCTTTTCCATGTCAAGCGGTAATACTGAAAAGTCGCTGAGCTTGAGAGGAAACTTAAGGGCGTCCGACAGCGAAGTGTCCAGCATGAACTGCAACATGAAGTTGCTGCGTGACATACTGGTTTCACGCTCCAAAAGGTTAATCTCCGAAAAGCGTGTATCTGTCGGCTGCCACTTAATCGTCTCGTGACCCTTCTTTTCAATGTCTTTAACAAGCTGCGGCGCGAGTACTTCGTCGTATCCGGTAAGGTCTTTGGGGTAACGTGCTGGCCAAACAAAGGGCTTATAGTTACGTTCCCTCAATGTACGATAAATTGTAAAAGTAGTTTGTGGCGTACCGAGAAACACGATACGACTGTCTTCTTTTGGGGTAAGGACGGACTCACCCTCAGTAACCAACTGCAAAAGCTTTTCACGCATGAAGTCGGTAGCAGAGTTAGCGGGAACCTCAACGTCATCGAACACAATAAGGTCGGCTCGACTGCCGGTGATTTGACCCGTAATTCCGACACTTTTAACAGACGGCGCCTGAGCGGGTCTACAGCCCGCAACGTCAAACGAGACACGCGACCATCGTTGGTCATCGTCCACAGGGCGAAAATGAGCCAACCAATCGAACTCAAGAATACATTTTTGACAGAAGATTGTAAAGTCATCAGCTCTTTGTTTAGACGCAGAAATAACAAGGATCTTCTTATCACGGTCGTTCCATAGCGTCCAGAGAACGAAGGCAGCAGCGATCCAACTTTTTCCGAGTCCCCGAAATGCTTGGATTTGGAGACGCTTTGGTCCATTTTGTAGGTAGTTAGCAATAGCAATCTGTGCTCTTGTTGGAGGAGGCAGGTCTAGCGACTTCCATACAAGAGAAAGAAACAAAGGGAAACTGGCCTCTAGACGGGCCTCAGGGGTGCCTGTATTATATGCCATAAGGGGAATATACCTAAAACGGGGTGGAGGCCCCCTAGAGAGCCTCCCAGGGGCCTATCAGAAGGAATACTTCAGACCGGCCTTAGTCCCGTAGGAGTTAACCTTGTCGGAAACCATGCTTAGCTCACCGTAGACGGAAAGCGCAGGGGACACAGACACAGAGCCACCAGCTTTACCGGTGAACTTGGTATCAGCCTCACCACCATCGGGCGAGAAGAGGGTAGGACCACCTTGAATGTAGACACTCAGGTTGTCAAAAGTTTCTTCTGCGCCAATATGGAAATCAGTGGAAGTGCCCGAGTAATCAGAACCAGTAAACCCGCTATTTGCTTCTACGGTAACGTAGGGACCAGCAAAAGCAGGGGAAGCAGCTCCAAGAACAAGAGCGGAAGCGATAAGAATGGATTTCATGTGAGGTGTGGTGTTTTACTTTTTGAGACGGGTGTTGTAACGCTTGCCACGCCAGGTAAATTCTTTTTTACCAGCGCGACGGGCGGCAGCAAAAGCCTTGTCAAAAGCCTTTGCGCCTGCGCTGAGTTTAGCAGGCTTTTTGGGTTTCGGCTTAGGCTTAGGCTTAGGCTGGGGTCGGATAGCTTTGTCGCCATACTTTTGACGAGCTTCCTCAAGAGTGCCTTTAGCTGTGTTGTTAGCTTTAAGCCCCTCATAAAACAAACCGGCTCTGCCAGCCAGTTTGCTAGCAGCTCCAAGCACGCGCTTAGCTCCAGCCACAGCTAGTTTGCGAGCCATACGGCGGTTAGCGGCAACTGCCCCACGGCGGGCTACTGCCTTGCGAACCTCAGCTTTGCCGCGCTTTTGAGCTGCCCGGACCTGACCAGAATCACCAGGAACACGCAGATTCTTAGCGCCTTTTTTAATGCTAGGCTTATTTGCCTTGTCCAGTTCAGATCTGCGAACAAGGGGACGACCAGAGGCAGCCTTACGGCTTTGAGCAGCCTTTGCAGCAAGCTTACGCATGGTAGGCTTATTGCGGTTCACCATAGTGCTGCCGCTTTTCGGCTTAGGCTTTGTAGCTTTACCGGTACGACCAGCACCAGGGGCTTGACCGCCTTTAACAGTGGCCGGTCCCTTTTCAAGTTTTTTAGCACGAGCTTCACGCCGCAGACGCATCTGCCGTTGTCGCATCGTTTCAGCAGGCTTTTTAGCCTTACTTTTTTTAGGAGCCATAATTAAGTAGCTCCTTTATCAAGCTTGAGAAGCTTTACCAAAGCCAGTACCAGTCACAGCACCAGCAGTGTTAACAGCTGCGTTGATCAGGGTCAGCAGCTCAGCAACGGTATAGTTAGCATCAGGGGTAGCAACCGTGGTATCACCACGATAAGCAGCACCGACGTTTTGAGAAGCAGGAAGGGTAGTGAGATCGCCGTAAGGAGTCCCACCAGCAGGATTAGTAGCCATTTTGTTTTAAGAAATAATTAAGCAGTAGTCCAGGAAAGGACTTTGGAAAAGTTGTCAAGACAGAAAGATTCTTGACCGACCCACCAGCTAAGCCAGTGGTCAGAGCCTTTACTTTGATTGCACGAAAGGCAGGCACAAACCATGTTGTGAGTTGTGTCATGACCTCCTTTTGCTTTTGGGTGAATGTGATCTAAAGTCAGGTTGTCGTCAGCTCCGCAGTAAACACATTGGTTACCCCAATGTTCTTTAATCGCTGCTCGCCACATCCGTTTTGCATCTGAGGAGGTCATAGCCTTAAGGTGAAAAAGGTAGGCAGAAGGGTCTTTGAGAGGCATGGTCCTCTTCGGTGGATTACTTCTTCTTTTTCTTGGGCCAGCCCTGTTTCATAGCCTTATAGGCCTTAGGGCTAATAGTTGAGTTCTTTTTAGAGCGAGAAGTGCCAGCTTTCTTCCGCTTATTAATGTTACGAACCAGGCTCATGGTGGTTATTTTTTGGTGGATTTACCGTTGTGGCCGTTACGCGCTCGATTCCGACTTCTACTTTCTAGAACCAGCTTCCCCTTTTTCGTATGGGAAAGGTCGGGGCCACCCTTCCCAGCAATGCCGCGTTTCCGGCGCTCAGTCCAGCGCTTTTCGGATGCCTTTTTGACAGACGGCTTCTTATTTAGTTTTCGTTGGTATGCTGCTTTTCTTTTTGCAGCGTCAGGATTAGCTGCGTAGTATTTAGCAGACTTACTCTTTCCTGTTGGCATTATTAAAGAAGACTGCGTTTTCAAGTCGCTCAAGACGTACCTCAGTATTGCTGCTTGTCTTAAGCAAGACCTCCACAGACTTTGCAATCTCGTGAAGGGTCAGTGTGTGCCAGCTAAATAAAGCTAGCCCAGCAGCCGCAATCGTGTTGCGTACTGTCTCGTTAGATAATGACATTTTCTACGTCCTCCATCTCAATCTCCGGCAGGGTAGCAAACAGCTCAGCAAGCGGAGATCCAGAAACTGGAAGACCGGTAATGTTATTCTTAGACAACCAATCAGCGGCTGCTTTAATGTCTTGGGTCGTAGCGACACCCGACTTAATACGGGCAATAAGTTCTGTCGTGACGAGCCCATGAAGTTCGTTAAACTGATCTTCTGTGGCTCTAGTCATGATTAATCAACCCAAATTGGGAACGTAGCGGTTAGTTCGATACTAGCGCGATGCCACATACCGTTGGTGTCATCGATGTCAGAACCGTAAAACGCAGGTTTGTCATCAGCTGGATCAGGCGAACCAGTAATAGCGGCGTAAAAACGGCTTTGACCACACCATTCAAAGGTGGTTTCGCTAGAAGCATGTTGCCACAGCAAACGCCGATGTTCAATACCTTGGGAATCGGTAAAGCCCACGGCAAAATCATCGTAACCGTAGGTGCTAATGTCGGGAAAATCGCCGTCGTGATAAGGAAGTTGTGCCATTAGTCGTTTAATAAAGAAGAAATGGGTACAATATCATGACACAGAACTTCAACTCTTGATCCAGGTCTAAAAGTATACCCAGATTCAAAAATTTCTGTGCATTTTATTGCGCGGACCAGCTCATAATCAAGTCTCATCTTCTGTTCATGTCGTTCTGCTATCTTTTTACACACATCACGCAATGACGTGTCTAGCGGAACAGTAAAATTAAGCTGAGCGCCCCAATTTTCATTAGAAACATAGCCGTCACTAGCCAATGGATCCGTGTCATTGCCCATATAAAAAGGTGAAAGGGTCATTGTAGGGCCGTTACAGCTATTTCCTGGGGCAAAATTCTGCCTACTGGGGGCTCCATTGTTCTGAAATTGCACCGCTTGGTTAGTAACATTTCCAACTGCGGCTGATGAAGATGATGCGTTGTTCTGAACTTCAGGTTCTTCGGCGTAAACAGGGGCTACTGCGAGAAGACAGACAACGATGTAGTAGTAGAAGTAGTGTCGATAGTTCGGTCGATCGTTACTGTTTCGACCAACCCGGCTGCTCGTTCTACAATCTCTAGTTGAAACTCCGCACCAGAGTTGGTTACGGAAAATGTGGTTAAAGAATCGTTGATAGAACCACTTGGGGTTACATTTGTTCCAGACCATGATTTATAATCACCACCATATGTCTCAGTAACGATATTTTCGGTGATGGTTTGAGTGGTATTGGTAGTAGCATTCATACTACCTTGGGTAAACT